TGAATTAACCAAACAAGAGAACAAACAGCTTCGTGAACAGTTAACTATGTCTCAGATTAACATTATGAATAATCGTGAACAGAGAGAACTTGATTGGCAGAAATTCACAGTTTCCGAACAAGATAAGATGTTACTTGAAGGTGCTAAACTTGATGCTCAAGCTGCTAAAGATGGTGATAATGCTAACTTGAAACAGCAAGAAATTAATCTTAAAGCAGCTGAACAGAACATTGAACAAGCTGAAAGAGAAACTGATGCTAAACTAGAAGGTTATCAAGAAGCTTTAAGTGATATGGGGATGTAAATTATGTTATTTAACATTCTAACAGGTGCTGGATTATCTAACAATGTCCTAAAGAGCGGTGATAGACAAGCCGCCTTTAGGCAGACTCCAACTGAACACGAAGAACTATTGGATGAAAGAAATCTTCCAGGTTATCGTGAAGCTATGTTGTTAGAAGGTCCAGCTAGATTGATGGCTATTCAGCAACTTAGAGCACAAGCTGCTTTAAGAGAAGCAGAATATCCAAAGTATTGGGATGACCAATATCCTCGTAGAAATATATCTCAGTCTTCTTCATGGGTTGGTGATATAGATTATGACCCATATAGTAATGCTATGCAAGTACAACTTGGTAATAAGATATATTCATATTATAAGACACCAGATCAAGTGGCAGAAATTCTTAATAGTCCAAGTATAGGAGAGAAATTCAATGGCAGATAATCTTAAACCTTATAACCCAAATAAAGGATTTATTTCATTCAGATTGAATCCTGATGCTCTTAAAGAAGAAGCATTAAATTTAATTCCTTGGCCTGTTGGTACTATTGCTAGAGAAATGCATCGTAATCCTGATGGTAGTATAGTAGAAACTGCTAAACAAGTTGGTAGAGAAACACCAGTATTGGGTAGTTTGTTAGCTGGTGAACCAGTTGATGCAGCTAAAGAAGCTGTATTATTTGGATTCCCAGTTAAAGCACCTGCTAAATCCAAAGCAAGAATTAATAAACTTCCATCAGATACACAATTTAAATTTGGTACTGGATTGTTTAGTACTGATAGAGCTTATTCTCCTTCTACTGGAAAGTCTTGGAGATTAATTCGTGGGGGTGATGGACAATTAAGACCTATAGAAGATCTAAATTATAATCCAAATAATTTCGTAGTTGATAAATCACCAAGTTATAATGCAGCCCAAGTTAATGAATTTATAGATAATAGTAATGCTTTAGAGAAGTTAAATAAGAATGGTAAATTGGAGTTTGATAAACGCAAATTTGAAGAATTAAATCCTTATGAACTTGATAGATTAGATGACCCCAAATTCACTAATACAATAGAAGGTAAATTACTTAAAGAAGGTAAAGACGTATATGATCAGTATTACAAACCGATTGACCATTCTTTAAATTCAAGAGTTGAAACCAGAAACGAAGCTAATTCAGTGTCTAAATTCTTAAATGAAGATGAAAGTTTAATTATAGACAGATATGATAACTTATATATCAAAGATAATCAAGGTAGATACTGGAGATTTGATGTTGACCAATCTGGAAATTTAGACAAATGGAGAGCAAATAAGAAAGAAGTTGGTATGACTAAACCATATTCAGATCCAACACTTGATGCAGATTTGAACCAATTTAAAGCTAAAGCTAAAGAATATAATGCTAAATGGCAGAATGAAGATACTTTCATGAACTTTAAAGAAGCTGATGATTGGTTTAATGATGTAGATAATGCAAGTGATGCCTATTATAACAGTATTCACGGCCCATTCTATGAAGATATATTAAGTAGAAGAAGATTCTAGTCCACTAATTATTAAACATATTTGGGTAACGGTGACCCAGTATAATAAACAAACACCGGTTATAGGAAGTCAACCTTATGTCAATGACAACAGAACAAGCTCAAGAAATTATCAATAAGAGCAAACAGACAGCTAATGAAACAGAAGTCCCATCAACAGAAGTTTCTAAATCACCAGAACCAACCGCCGATTCTCCTGAAGATAAAGCTGAAACCAATGACAAAGCGGAGCCAACAACTGAAACGAAAGCCGCAGAAAGTGATGAGTCTAAAGCAAATAGTACAGAAGTTGAGAAGAAAGAAGAGCCTAAAGAACCTGCTTCTAAATCTAAATTTCCTACAATGAGTAAGCGTGATTATGCTTTCATTCGTGAGAAAGATAAACGTAGACAGCAGAAACAGAAATATGAGGCTCGCATTAAAGAACTTGAAGCCGAACTAGAACGTAAGAAAGGTTTGGATTATGAATACTTTAAGAACCAAGATGGTTCACCAGATCCTAAATCGTATGTAAACTGGGAATTCAAGAAGCGTGATATGCAGGATGAAATTAATGCATTACGTCAGCAGAATGATAGAGAACAGTATGACTACGATATGGAAAGGGATAGAATAATCACAGAACGATGCTTCCAAGACCCTCAAGAATTGCAGGAATATAATCAAATGATTGCAGAGAAAGGGAAATACTTTGCTGAAGCAGTTAAAGAACGTGACCCAAATGGTGTAGTCTTCAGTTATCTTGAAACTCTAAATGACTATCCAATAGTCTTAAAGGAGTTAATGGATTTACAGAAGAATCCTGGTTTACTTGCTAGAGTATTTCGTAGTTCTGACCCAGATTCTCTAAAGAGAAACATTGCTGTAGTAGCAGATGAAATCTTGGAGAAACGATATAATCAAGTTCCACAAGTTCAACCTGAAACAACTGCTACTCCTGTAGCGGCTAAACCTGCTCTTCCAGTCATTGGAAAGCAAATCACAAATAATACAACAACAGTTACTCCAACAGTTAAAGATAGAAATTATTGGAACCGTTGGTTAGCTGAACATAATCATAAACATTAATGGAGAATATAAATTATGCCTACAAATAACGCATTTGTTACAAACGAATTGACCGACCTTATTAACGTCCGTGCTGCTGAAGCCGCTGGTTATTTAACAGTTGGTTCTAAATCTTACTTTGGTGACCAGTTGGTCGGTAAGAGAAATGGTGAAGAATATACTTTCGTAGTTAAAGACGCTGGTAAGTATGTTCGTGGTAAAGACATTACTGGTCAGTCTTCACAGTTGACAGAACGTTCTGTTAAGAAGAAGATTGAAGTTGGTAACGTCATGATTGATACAGACTTCGTAGAAGCTGTTACTGATGTAAACTGGGACAAGGAAATTGCTCAGCCAAATGGTAAGGCTCTTATTGAAGGTCTTGTTCAGGACGTAATTTCCGAAGACTTGGGCCGTGCTAATACCGCATTCGTTGGTGCTGGTTGGATGCCATTGACCAAGGCTAATGGTTTCTTGCGTTCTATCTCTACTGAAGACCGCTATGGCTTCATTGACCCAATGATTGAATCTATTCTTCCTGCCGGTGGTAAAGGTTTCACACCAGTTGATGCCGAACCACTCTACAAGAAAGGTATGATTGGTAATGTTGGTGGAACTGACTATCGTGAACAGCAATTCTTGCCATCTCTTGAAATCTCTGCTGAATTGGCTTCCGAACTTGCTTCTGCCACAGTTAAGACCTATACACAGGGTGTAACTGCAGATACTATTGAATTGAACAATGTTTCCGAAACAATCCCAGCTGGTACTCCACTCTTTATTGAAGATGTTATGGCTACAAACTTGGTTGGTAATAAGACCTCTAGTTTCAAGGCTTTCATCGCTATTGAAGATGGTTCTGCTGGTACAATCAAGGTTCGTCCAGTTGATTTCGCTGGTCAGGGCACTAAAGAAGCTATCTTGAAAGATGGTTCTACTGTAGCTGTTTCTGGTCTTGCTAACAAGAAGATTGTAAACCCAATTAAAGAAGGTCTTTATTACACTGGTATTATTCGTCTTGATGGTACTATGGAATTTGATACCTTGAAGAAACAGGATTGGTCTAATGCCGACTTGACTTCTAGTGGTATTGAAGGAATCACAGTCCATTGTGCAAGAGCAGTCAATGTTGAAGCTGGTACTAATAAGACTCGTTGGGCAGTTGCTGCTATTGCTGGTGTAGTTGAACCTCGCCGGAGTAGCATACATCTGTGTCAAGGATCAGTTACCAAACCAAGTTGTTGTAATGTAATTTACAATTAACTTAAATGAAATGAGGGTCCCACGTAATTGGGGACCCTCTTTCTTTATTCTCTAACTTTGCCGAAGTAATTACCTAATGGAAATTTGTGTCTATTCTTATCATACAGTGCTTTCATTTCAGGATTACTCATAACTCGTTTAGTTGCTTCGCTCAAATGTTTCTTTCGTTCTTCAGTATATTTGCCTTTCTTTGCTTTATTATGAAGAATTTGATGGTCATGTCTAGTCATATAAATTAGCTCAAAGTATGGTCTTCTCCAATACATATTAAGTCTCTTTAATGTTTCAGGTGTATGAACTTCATTTCCTTCTAAATCAAATTCAAGTCTGTGATGTAATACCCAACCATTGAAATTATCTGCTTTAGCAAGTTCATAATTCTCAATTAAATGTTGGTCTTCTTCTCTATATTTGTATTGTGGCATATTTGCTCCTTTGTTAAATTAAGCGACATGAGGGAGTCGAACCCTCACCAACGGGTCGGAAGCACGTCATTCTACCGTTAAACTAATGTCGCATACTATAATATAGAAATTTAATTCTATATCATAGATTATTTAGTTATATTTGAACTTTAGGTTTATCAAATATGGCTCGGTATTTATCTAAGTTATTCTCCAACCAGCGGCGGTTTAAGTAATCATACTGATATTGTACAATTTCATCATAATGCTCAGTACATTGTTTGAAAGCATATTCAATTTGTTTAGCTGTCGCATTAACTGGGACTTTCTGTAATTCGTGAGCATAGTGATATGGACTATTCTCAAAGTCACTACAAATACAAACTCTACCAACTGCACAACATTCCAAGTATTTCAAATCACTCTTACACTTGTTAAAGAAATTATTAGCAAGTGGAGCAATTACATACTTACATTGAGAAGCAATATGATAGAAGTTAACTGCGTATGAAGTCATATCTGTCCAAGGATAAACTTTATCTGTGTTAATAAACCAAGGTTTAATTCCCATAATTGTCATATCTTTATCTTTCAAGAACTTATCCCATTCGCTAGTGAAATCACCATACATGTGAGTTTCATTACTGAAGTGAGTAGGACTGCCAGCATATAGAATCTTATTACCAGATGGTGCAGCAAGTCTTGGGAAAGTCCATTTAAATCTTGGCAACATATTTGGGATTACATTTATCTTTGTTGCTGGTACAAATTCTTTCAAACTTTCTTTCAATGATTCAGTTGTAACTACAATTACATCAGCAAGTTCATTTAAATACTTTCTCATTGATTCTTTATTATCAACATGATTGATCTGTGTAAAGTTATATTTGGGTAATTCATCCCATACATTATCATCAAAGTCAATAATAAATTTAACATTAGTTTGGTGTTTAATCTTCAATAAAGTTTCCATATTCTTCATTCCAACAGCTCTTTGAGTAAAGAAATAATCTTGATTGTGATAGTGGAAAGCCCCTGGTGGAGATATAGTTACATTGTAAGTACCATATAATACATCTGCTATATTCTTGACTCTATATAATCCACAAGCATAAGAATCCATGGGCACGAAATCCAGTGAAATCTTCTTCTCAGCCATTATTTAACTCCTTTCAATTTATTATGTTTCTTATAATAAGCCCATTCTCTTTGATATAGGCTAAGGTTATCAATTCTATTTATACCGTATGTTTCTTTAAACAATTTGCCAAATTCACATCTAGTCTTACCT